TCGTTGATAGAGCCTGTGGTCAGCCCATTGGAGAAGATGTAGTTCAGCGTCTGCGTCAGAACGTAATCGGCACCTGGAAGGATCTTCATGTATCGGTCAGCCTTTTCAAGACCTTCCTTCTTCCTCTCCCTCGGTACGGCTACATCACAGACGGAATTGCACTCTGCCCATTGGCGAAGCATGTCCTCGAACATCCGCTCCTGTTCAGTTGTCAGTTCGTAGTTTGTTTCTGTCATATTTCATTACGGAATCGCATAAGTTGAGTCACCGAGGAACAGGATACATGCATGGATGGACAGAAGCACCGAATCGAATTCGTCCGGCGAATGCCCGATGACAGCTTTTATCTGCTCCTTCGGACATATCTGTATCTTTCCGCTTGCTTTCCGCTCCGAGGTGACATACGGAAGTGTATCTTTGATTCCGTTGTACACTTCCTGCGTCATTTCCAAGACCTGGTCTTCAATCAGGCTCTGAAAATCCAAATGCATCTCTGCACGTTTGTTTGAGGCTTCCTTGGCTGCGTAGTGATTCGCCTTGACTCTCGCCCTTGTCGGAGTCTCGGAGAAGTTGATGCCACGCACGTTCAAGCCCATCTGCGACAGCCCTTCTACAAGCCATACACCCCATCCAACGTCAACGCATATCATGGATGCGGAGTAGGAATAGGCTATCCTTGCTATCTCTTTGATGATGTCTTTCGAGGTTACACCGTCTATCCACTTCGGCTTCTTTATCTTGTAGGTGTGCATCGGACGCACCTTGCCACCGCCGACAGCCGTTACTGTTACCTCGATGTTGTCTTTACCTTTGTATGCTGCGTCCACTCCGAGGAAATATTGCAGGTAATCACCTTGGACATCTTCCTCTGCACAGACTTTCGGTGTATCGAACATGCCACCGCCATCTGCATCGAGGACACAAAGCAAATATCTCCTTCGTGTAGACTTATTTCTCGCAAATTCGCTGTTGAAGACCGTTTCCTCATCAAAACGCTCTTCTTCTACCGCTGTCAGAGCATCTGCCCACACGATCAGCGTTCTTTCGGGTGGGTTCTCTTGCGTCAGCTTGTCGTAGAAGGTTCCTGGTCTGTGAGGATTGGAAATAAGCACCGATTTGTACTTTTTCCCACCGAGAAGGGCAAATTCTCGTCTTCCCATCTCTGCAAAGGTGTCTTCGCTGACCAGAGCAGCTTCATCTACGATGAAGTCACCGCCACGACCGACCGCCTTGTTCTGTGCGATGTTGTCGTTGTATGCGTCTGCCAATGTGATAGGCTCTACGAAGCCACCATCCGCAAACGCTAACTTCTGCTTGGACACCGAGGTGGTCAATCTCTCCAACTCGGTCGGCTTCATCAGAAGTTTCTTTTTTATTTCAGGTGCAGCTTCCTGCGTGGCAGCCGTGGTGTAGGACATGATTATCTGCGTCTTGTCTGCACTTCCTGCTGCGATGTACTGCTTCGCACCGTTGTATGCACGAAGCAGAGCAACCTTACCCATGAGCCAGGATTTGCCATACTGCGACGAAATGGCTATGACGACCTCGTCATAATCGTCCGACAGAATCGCTCCTGCGATGACCGCCTGTGTGAAGAACAACTTCACCCCATAGGCTGCTGCGATTCTCGATGCTCCAAGTTTCGCAAGCCTTGTAGCTTCATCGTATGAGCAGGACAGACGCTTGTAGTGCTTGGGACGCTTGCCGATAATCCACGGCTCACAATCCGTGTGCTTGTTGGCAAACAGAGCATCGAGGTCTTTATACTTGCTCATTTCTTCTCTTCCGGCAGACAAGTCACATCATCGTTCTCCGGCACAGAAGAGCCAAAGGATTCGAGCAACTTGTCGAGTTCCCTCTGTTTCTCTTCCATGGTCAGCCCAACGACAGCACCTTCAAAGGCTACCGCCTGCTTCGAGGAGAACTCTTCAGGCGCTCTTCTCTCCAAGTACCACTTTGCCGTGGATACGTTGCCCTGGTTGATGGACTCGGAGATGTTCAGCTTCGCCTGTGAGACAAGCGCAGACCGCAGGAAGTCACGCAAGCCGGAGATTTCCGCAGAGGATTCTACGATTTCCTTCAATTCAGCCTCTGTGATGTAGGTGTCTCCATCTCTGCAAGCACGAAAAGAAGCCTCACGGTCAGATAGACCGTTCTCCCAAGCGTACACGATCTCTGCCCATGCGTTGTCTGATAATCCGTGTGGTTTTAACTTCCTGTAAGGTATAGCTTTCCTGCCCATAGTTTCCGTTTCCTTCTATATGTAATGAACCGATTTCGGTTCACTTCAAGTCAAGCAATACCACAGATGTAAATACTTGTCAATTAAAAATCGCAAAAAAGTTCAAAAAATACCGCAATTTCGTTTTGCAAATGGAAAATCCTGTGCTATAATCACCTTGGATACAGGTAGATTCCTACAATCTCACTTACTCTCTGTTGCTCTTAGTTTGTCCAGTTTATAAATGTTCATTGAAACCTCCTTTCGTTGAATCATTGGGGAAAACAGCGGTTTTTATGCGAGATCGCTGTTTTTCTTTTGCCTCAAAATGCCCCCTTCGACTGACCCCACCCCCTACAGAAAAAATTTTGCGGTTATTTGTCGCATATTAGTTGACTTTTCACCGCAAATATGTATACTGTCCTCGTAAACAGGTGAACCGATTTCGGTTCATTAAGTGACTTTGGAGAGAGAAACGCTCCGTGAACCTTTACAACTGAATAGCTTTTGACCTGGAAAGCATCTCCTGAACATGACCAAATATATGAGCAAGATTCTTAACAGCCCTCTCGTAGGCGCATGAACAGGAATGTTACTATGACACGTTCCGTATTTCCGAAGCCTTACGCCCCTGCGCCTGGTATTCATGTAGGAAGTGCCGGACGTTTGACATAGATTTGTGAATTGCGGTGTGATTCCAAGGAACACGCTCTGCAAGGTGAGATGCGTCAACCCTTGCATAACTATGACCAGGTCAACGCAGGTGGTTTCCTCTTACCACACCTGCGTCACCAAATAAAAAGAACCTGTAGACGAGTCAGCGAGTGTCACGATAACTCAATGACAGTCACCGAACAGTTCAGACAACATCGGGCAGCTTATGGAATTTCTGTACGAAATTATCCGGCGAGTGGAACTGACAAGCCACTCATGGAAGTCCTGTAGATCAGTAGCGCCAAGGGGCAGGATGAGGCACGTTTACCCCTACTGATCTAGTGGTAGTTTTCCTACCATTTCCCCATTACAGGGGTGGATACTACCTAAAACCAGTCGCTTACTGTACTCCGCAACCCAAAACCGCAACCTCTCTATGCTTGCTCCACGATCTGTGACGCTTTCCCACACTGAAGTGAGATTTTTCACCTGGTTCGCAAATGGGAAAGCGGTGCTTTACTCTGTGAAAGCGATATTTTCCAACCGCTCCTCAAATGGGAAAGCCCTTATCCACATCCTTCCATTTCTGTTGCGATTTACCACACCCGCCTAATCGATGCAAATATGCATAAATCGCAAGTTTGTACTCTTCCGATAAATAGTATTATGGGAAGACTTCAGACCTGAACGCTGAAAAATCAACGAAAATGGCTGATTTCAAGGCTTCCCGAATTGTCAGACAACAGAACAATCTTGCTGTGGACAAATTAAGGCTCCTGACCTCGACTGAAGCGGTTAAAGTGATTCAAAAGTGAATCGAAACGGTCGTTCCTGACCAACGCTGAAGCGGTCATTCGCTCCGCTGTGGCGAGGCTGTGAAGCGGAGCAAGAGGGACACCGACAAGCTGTCGGTCACCGCTTCTGTCAAGTTCGATTCCTTGACACCAAAACGACACCCACGACACCCACCGACAGAAGGCGGAGCGATAGGGCAAGAGCAAGGACAGAGGAACGGCAACGCATAAGAGGACATCCCAAAATAGGGGTCAACGTATACTCACGACATAGCCCTACGAGGCTCTCACGTTCGATCTGACGGATTTTCTTACCACAATAGACCATCTGACTACCCTTCCCCATTTCAGAGGCTCTACGAGGCGATTTTGAGGCTCTCGTTGCCATGACGGTTCCGTGTGTGTTCCTGATCTCCCCTCTGACGGTTTCCGTGTCCCTTGTGGGGTAATTGATCGGCTCTTGATCTTTCGTCGCTCTGAGGGGCTGTCAGAGGCTCACAGAGGCAAAGAAAAAGAGCGGTCAATCTGACCGCCCATTTATTCTCTGTCTGTCATCGGTTGGGAAGGTAGACGAACACAAGCCACCAAACCACAAGCCCCAAGAGAATCCATTTCCAGTAAAGGATTAAGATGCACAGAGTAATGATCATTTAGCACCACCACCCGATTCCTGATCAACAATACCACATGGACTCTACAGTCCCAAACCAAGTGTAGCCATCCACATCCATTGGGTAATACTCGCCATCATAAATCATGGATACGGTATACTCTGTCGGCTGTCCGAAGCGGATTCGCCGGACAAGCACCAAGGTATACCAATGTGCTGTCATTGATCCGTGCATTGTGTTCACGAAGTCCACTTCGTATTTGTCCCCAATCTCAAGCTGATGTATGCCGAAGTGTTCACCTGTGAACCAGTCTATCGCCTCATCATTCCATCTGTTCATGCTCGCTTCTATAAGTTCGACCATCTCGGGTCTGTTCCATGTCTTCGTCATTGTTTTATCTCCTTCCTGATGTTGGTATGTATGTGCCTTTTGTCTCTCGCTGCGATCAAGTGATAATCAGATAAGCGTATATGATGGTATCATGATCCATCCGCTGAACGACTCAAGAACCAGTTTGTCACCTTCCATGAATTCTTCGCTCATGTTCTCTATGATGTCGGCTCTTACTTTGTCCGGCTCCCATGTGGGATCTGATTGGACGTATATGTGTTCCCCATCGTCCATGTTGATCCATTCTGTTCCAAGATTAAAGTATTCTGATTCGATTTCTCGAAGTCCATCCGCTCCGATGTATTTCGAATCATAGACTACACCAAGCCATTCGCCTTGTACCGCTCCGTGAAGCTCTTTCCATGACCAGTCGGTTCTTCCTTCCATGATGTTGAATATCTCTGCTATATTCGATGCGTCCGGCTTCTCCGCAAGTATCAATATGCGGTATGCTTCCATCCTTGTATAGTCCAGTCTTCCGTATGGCGGAATCGCTTCCATGACTCCTTTTGTAATATCGTCCCATTCCTCATCTGTCCATTTGATCGGGTCATCGTCCCAAATAGGAAGCGGAAGTGTGTCTTCCTTAAGTGCCTCGATTATGTCCTTATATCGCCCCTCAAGTCTCCATCTAATTCCTGATTTGTCGTTATCTACCCCGATAACTCCATAGTATGGGCTTACTTCATATTTCATTATCGGGCTTTCCTGATGTTCGGGTGCTATCTGTCTGAATCTGTATGTATTCATCGTCTTTTCTCCCTTCAATTCGTCTTCGATCTCCTGTTTACGTTCGTTCAATTCGTGCCATCTGTCGGCATCTCTGCCCCTCTCGTTGTATGCCTCGATTAGTTCCATCTCTTCGATGATGTCCTTCAATTCCTCGTTCATTGTCTATTCTCCTTTCAATGCCTCAATTACTCGTTCAATCACTTCGGGACGTTCGCAAGCTGTCGCATATGCTCCGACGATGGCGAACGCAAGCCATACACCAATACCGCCCATCTATTCCGCCTCGCTTTCTTCCATCGCCTCGATGGTCTGCTTCATGATCTCGATGACATCCCCAAGGCGTTTACATTGTCCATAGTTCTCCAACTCGTCGCAAAACCTCTCCCATGTGTCTATCCTGATGGGTGTGTCCTTCGTGACTTCTTCCATGTACTCGAATCTATACCAATTCAAGGCATAGACTTGGTATGCCTCAAACTCATGTTGCCACAGCCAATTATTGATTGTGAGATATTCCGCCATCTGCCCCGCCTTGTAAAGATCGGAACCGCAACCATCCCAACCGAATTCCTCTATAGCGTCGTTGACCGCCTCGACATGCTCCGAGATGTATTTGATTATGTCGGAATCGTATACGCTTGTGAGCATGTCGGCAAGCTCGGCAAATGCATCCGAAACATAGGTACTATCGTCATAGTCGCATATGTAGCCAATGTCTATTGGTGCATCGTCTTCAAGTTCGCTCTTGATGTCGTGAATCAAAACGCATGTGTCCACCATCCGAGGCTCTGTTTTTGGTTCGTAATTCTTCATAGCCTCGCCAATTTGATTAACGTGTGCCGAATGAATCCAAGAATCAACACCATAGATGTTGAATGACTCCATAACCTCATGACTCGGTGCATCCTCTATACTCTTTGCCCACTCTCTCACACTGTCATAGATGCGCCCATCATGAACGGACACACGATTAACGATAGTTGCGACAGCTACAACCGCCTTATCATAGCCCATGGACTCGACCAACCGTTCTACCGTCTCGCTCGGTTTCTCGGTTTCCTGATATGCACCAATGACCGCTTTGGTGTTCTCTTCGATAGCCTTGGTCATGTTTCTTCTTTCTTCCCTTGTCATCTCTTTCGCTCCCTTCTTTTCTTCCTGTGTCAGCCCATTCTCTGCGATGTACTGCTTCACCGCCTCTATCATGGTCTTATTGAACAGAACATCTTCCTTCGCTCTCTGCTCATACTCTGAAAGCATCTCGAACGGGTCACGGTTCAGCGTTTCAACATCGAATTCCACCGACTTCATACAAGCTATAAGCCCATACGGATTTCTTTCAATCTCGATTTCTTCCCATGTCTTTGGGCTGTGTTCCTTCAGCCATTCCTCTACAGTCTTCGGAATCGCCGAAAATCTGTAGTATTTTGTCATTCCTGATTCATAGTCTACCGTGACCTTTTTGGTCATATAGAAGTCTGCTCCTACCCATAAAATCTTAGCCATTGTTTTTCCTCGCTTTCTCCCCTGTGGGGAATTTCCAGTAATTTCCACTACATCCATGATACACCCAAAGGGGCTACCCTGTCAACAACTTTTTTACCCTGTGGGGTTAGGCTCATACTCTGATAGGTTCAAGAGCATGGGGAGCGGTCACTGATCAGAGACACGATCAGAGGCAAGATCAGACACCGAAACCGACACCCAAAAGCAGACGAAAACCCGACCGCCCGACAAGCCCACATCCTGCCCTTTGTTGGCTCGCTGCAAATCAATGTTGACCTATTCGGTACAGATCAGCCGAAGCCGATCTGATGGCATCAAAAGGGCGATTCGTTTTTGAATCACCCGACTCCAGGTTTTGGCACACTTCTCTCCGTGTGTTCGTGTCAGCCTCGGCATGGTCGCACAGATCCACGAATGAATCAACCTACCGATCAGGTGGGTGAATAGGCGAGTCCAGGTTAGCCCGATCCCCATACTTTAAGACTAAAAAACATCACTTTAAGACAGCGAGAGGTGACACTTTAAGACGAGAAAAGACAGCCTTACGGCTGCCTCTTCAGTGGAAATTTTTCAAGGAAACAAGCGAGGTGTTTCCTATTTTTCATTGTATTCTATTTCGTCTATGCTTTCAAGAACTTCCGTTATTTTGTCTGCCATCAGCGATTGAGGAGACTTCTTCGTTGGGATCGGATGCAAATGCATGTAGTGGTTATCAACATGGCATCTGTAATGTCCTTCGTTGTCCACCTGGAACAGACCAAACATGAAGACATCGTAGAACTCCTTCATGGTCATATCGAAGATGCTCCCAATGACCTCACACTCTTCCTTGGTGAATTTGCCACTACTGATCTTGTTCATCGCTGTTAGTCTGCTTATCCCAAACACAGGAGCAATAGCATCAGCCACGGCTCTTTGCGTTTGATACCCACGGTCTTTAACGACTTCCATCAGTTTTTCTTTGCGATAGTACCCCACCTTTGCGTTTTCACCCCACCTCTTTGCGTTTTGCCCCCACCTTTGCAAAATGACCGCACCCTTTGCAGATGCACCCCACCTTGCAAAACAGGGGCAGGTGTTTGCGATTCATACCCACATCAGTAGTAAATCTTACCGCTCTCTTTGTCACGGAAGACGATCTCACATCCAAGCACATCCGCTATCATCTCCACCTTCTGATAAGTCATGTTGTCTCTGTGAAGTGCATTGTATATGTATTGTGTCTTCGCTCCAATACCATCTGCAATCTGTTGTGCCTTTATACCCTTGTCAACCATGACCATTTTTATTTTCTTTGATGCTCCCATGTTCTCTCTCCTATCCTGTGATGTGTTATTATAATACCACAGGTTAGATTCTGATGCAACATCTTTTTCTTCCGGCACAATGTTGTCACACATGGCATCACACATTTCTTCTAATGAATTGATCACAAATGTCATTCCCATAATTATTCCTCACACGGATCAGGCAGCTTCATCCACGCTTCAACCTCATCATCAACATCCACATCAAAGTCATCATAAACGATATACCAATGCGGTTCTTTGTCATCATCCATCAGCATCGCACCATAGTTGCAGATGTCTACTCTGCAAGGTAGCATACCGCTGTCCTTGAAGCACACCAGGTACCTGCCATACTCTTCCGGCAACTCTTCTTCCACAGGAATCCAATCCGGCTCATCGTCTTCTTCATACAATGCAACAATAAACCGCAGTATCAGATTCTGCTTTTTCAGTTCTATACGTTCCTTCCGCAATTCCTTGAGTTCCTTTAGCCACTCCGCAAGCTGACGATGCTCTTCCGAACACCTCTCCATGCTCTTCTTGGTGTAATGCGGAGTTTCAAGCAGCCTCGCTTTTACCTCACATTCATCTGCTGTGCTTTCTGCATGTTTGATTGCATCATCAATTTTCCAAACTTTAGACTTTTTATCCTCTTTGACCATTTACTCCACCTTCCTATAAAAATCGCTACAAAGTCAAACCAGAGCCTCACAACAGCATCTCTGAACACAGTTCTGATATGTCCGTGTTCAGCTTCGACATATATTTTAACGCTTCTTTGCCTGACCTCTGCATCGACCACTCTGGTCTGTCGTGGTATTCTGCCACTTCGTAGATTCCTTCGAGACACCATTTGGCAACCTCGATGTAGGTCAGCAGATTTTCATAAGCTATATCATCGTGATGCGTTTCTCCTATCGGATATATATCCCCAATCATCTTATCAAGTATCTTTATTGTTTCACATGATGTAAACTTGTCTCCCATATAAATCCTCGCTTTCTTTATAAAAATCGCTACAAATTGAATCTGACGCTGTCTACGGCATCTTCCACAGGCATTCACCACCCAGGAGTCGCATCACTTCCTCGAAGGATTCCTCTACTGTTATCATTCCTTCGTCCATGAAATATATCTCCGTACCCTTCCTGCATGGTGCTACCATGATTATCATTGACGGATTGATCGCCACCTTCCTTACGTTCCTCTGATACGTTATCTCATTTAATGCAAGCCACTTCATCTCTTCACCCCACAATCAGTCTGATACCGAATATGATAGCCATAACGAATCCCCATGTTACAAGAGTGAACATCAGATAGCAGATGAAGAACGATACATAGGACAATAGCAAGTCATGTGTACCGTACCTGTCATCCACGACATCATTCATGACACCTTTGCGAATGATGAGGAAGAACACCGCCATCAGACACGCTATGATTATCAGTATCCCAAATGCTTTATCGAAGCCCATAGTATTTGTACCTCTCTTTCAATTCCTTGTATTGCTGTTTCTTCTTTTCGCTTCGTTCTCTGCGTCTGACTCTCCGCTTGTATGCGTAATGTTTCTGACGCTTCCTGTACCGCTTGTTGATTCCTTCTCTCGATGCCTTTTGTGCTGCGGTCATCCAGTTCGTTATCTTGTCCAACTTGGCTTGGTAGTGGTCAAGCATCGCCGTGAGCCACTTAATCCTCGATTCGTATCCTCGGTCAGAGTAGGCTTGCCACATAGCGGAGCGGTACTGCATATACTCACGGTCTGTCATGTTGCCGAGCATGTAAGCATCATCGAGTTCCTTCCTCGTCTTGTACTTCGCTCCATAGGACTCGGCTCTGCGTTCCTCTCCGGCTTTGAGTTCCTTGTACCGCTTCTGCATCTTGTTCAGTTCGTTGCGGAACAGCTTGACCTGGTATTCGATGAGTTTCTTCTCGGTCTTGATCCGCATATACTGTTCTTCGTTGTGCAGGAAGTTAGGAAGTCTGCGCTCACTATCCATTGTTCACTCTCCTGCATCTAACTGCGGTCTTATTGCCCGAAAGATGTTCCATAACCCACGCTTCATCGTTTATGTAGAACGGACATTCATCTTCGTCACAATCGCAGAAAGATTCTTTAGAAACCTCTCCTTTATAGCCATCAGCATATCTTTTTGTTTTTTTCTTCCACGGACAAATCATTCTTTCTCACCTCTCTAATCATGGACAATAGATGTCTTCATAATCGATAAACAAATACGGATTTTCCATTCCTTTAGCCATTTTATAAAACGATTCCAATCCACGGTCATTGATCTCTAAAAGGAACGCTGTTATTAACTCTTCCGTCTTTGGATGGAAGTGTCTTCCTTCCCTTACTTTTCGATAATATTCCAGTGGATCGCTCTGGCTCCAGTTTCCTGATGAATATACCATTCCAGCACCAATCCAATCGCAAACCATTTCAACAACGTATTTATATGGTATTTTCTGTGCAATTACCTCTCCGTTTTTTCCAAAGTCTGTCCAGTATTCCCAATGGTGTGGGTTATGTCCTTTGTGGTGATTCCATGCAATAGAATACCCTTGCTCTTCCTTTTCTGCTTCTATGGGACTTCTGTCTCCTTGGAAATGTTTTGCCGAAGCAATAAACTCCGTTAACCCAAATTTCGATATGTCATGAACGATTCCTCGCCATGTTATTCCACAGGCAACGCATTGCTTGAAAACCACCCACTTGTGTTTGCAAATCGTCTTGAAGTGTTTCCAGTATTTATTCATTCTTCCCACTCCTTTTCATACGCTCTGAACATCCTCATGAAGTCATCGAACGGAACAGCCACATAATCCTTGCTCCTGTTCCTTGCGAAGACCACAGCCGGAATCTCGCCATCTCCTGCGTCACGTTCACTTTGAGCAAGAGCATTCCAAATGTTCAGCTTCTCTACCTTCTTGCATTCCCAATGGATTCCATTCATGTTGCACTTCACATCAGGACTGTCCTTGCCACCTGCGTGTTGGCATCCACGTTCAGCTTCGTAGCCATACTCACGAATCCTCTTGGCTATGTACCTCTCGTATCTTGCACCCTTGTCTCTGCTGTTAGTCAAGTCGTATGTCACCTCGCTTTTCTTTATAGAACGGACATGCTTTAGAACAGCAAAGATTATTGCGTTTCATCCTGTAATACGCTTCGTAGCTTAATGCGTAGCATGTCACGCTCTCTGTCCTCTGTTCTGATATGTCGCAGAACCTTCTGTCTTTCTCCATCGCAAAACATTTGTTCACCATCTCACCAACCTTAAATTGATTCCATGCTTCTCTAACGATTTGTTTGCCACATCGACATCCACAAGACCCTGTGCCTCGTTGTCAACATACCTCTGCATCCTTGCGAGGAAGTTGACGAATTGCTCCTCGTCCATGTCGAACTCATCTCTCGCTGCGGTTGCACAGAGGAGTATGATCTTCTTCACGGCATCATCTTGGCACTTGTGGACGATACGTCTGACTTCACCTTCTGTGTACGTCCGTTTCTTCGGAAACTTTTTCTTTCCTCCGCTCATTGTCTATCCTCTCTAATGTCCTTGCTAACTTTGCTTCAATTATCGGATTTATGTCCCTGTCATCTAAACAGTTAATCAGTTCTACCTCTTTCAGCATCACATAGCAATCAGCCAGTTCCTCGGTCAGCGATGCGATGTCTTCTACAGGATACTTGTCGTGCTTGTTCACTTCCTGCAATATCACCGTCTGCAACTCTGACAGTTCCTCACAAGCCTTGACCATCTGATGCCTGTATCCGTAATGCTTTATGATTTCTTTTACACTTTCGATGTCTACCTTCATTCCGTTTCCTTTCTTCGTAGGTTTCTTCAAGGAAGAATCCCACGACCACAACTACCGTTCCGATTATGATTCCGGCGCTGAAGCACACCGCTCCGAACACATACATATCCATCATGTCTGCTCCTCATCTTCAATCTCGACTTTAACGTATCTGTACTTCCCCCAATGCCTCTTCGCTGTCTTGTAGTTCTTGATGTTCCTTGAGATATTGGAAGGATTGCTACCAACCATCCTCGCAAGTTCACTCAACGTCTCACCGAAAGCCACAGGCAATTCGTACTTGTCATTCGTGACCGCCATGTATATGTTCATTCACGCACCTCGTCTTCGATTGCTTTTCTGATCCGTTCAAGCAAAACTTCGTTCTGAATGTAATCTCCGAACAGCCTGTCATACCAACAGCCGTTCTGCTTGAACCAACGCTCCTTGCCGTAAGTAATCACACCAACTAACCTAACCAATTCATCCATCACTTCACGCTCGGTCATTCATCATCACCACCTTTGTTCTCCTTGTACCAATCTGCTACGGCTTCACACTCGCCCTTGTACAGAACTCTCTCGCATGGGAGTATGCTCAAAGAGCACACCCACACTCCGCCCATATCTCTTCTCCAATGGCACTTGCTCATCACATAGTGTATCTGTTGCATGAACTTCTCTGTCTCATCAGCTTTCATCATCTTCTCCTATCGCATGTAACAGCCTTGAATAGATTTTCATCTGACCACGGAGCCATCTTGGATTGTCGATGTCAGGATCATTACGAATCATGTCGAATATCGAAAACTCATACAGAGGCAGAATCATCTCCTTGATTTCACCTACTGTCAACTCCAACGTCACCTTCTCATCGTTCGTCATGCTTCACCATCCTCTCTGTGATACGCATCTCTTGGACACTCTTCCGTTCCGTATAGATGTGCATAAGATAACGGAACTCCGACAAACTCTTTCCACTTACTTCGTAGATCAACTTCTAATTCTGCCCTGTAACATTTCATCGGGCAATCTACGCAAAAGTCAGCGCAATGTGTTGCATCATGTATCATGCTTCACCGCCTTTGTATGGTTCTGGCATTGGCATCCATGCCATCCCTTCGTCAATATCGTCACCACCATCGAGGTAGCACTCACCATCGTCGATAAATGTATCCGTCCATACATGTTTGCCATTTGACAGGAGAATTTCTTCTTCGTCATCGGGTAACGGACAATCGAATATGTATATCCAATCGGGATATTCTTCTTTTTCTTCGTCTGTCAATGGACGCTTCTTGAACGGAATCCACCCTGTCGGTCTGTCTGCGGATGGGAAATACTCTTTTAGCCATTCGGCGACTTCTCCGTTTTGTGTTTCATCGCATATTTGGTAAAGTTTTTCAGCCATGACTGATGGCTCATCGTCTGCATAAATCTTGATATAAAGTCTGTCCTCGGCTTCTGCGGATGGGAGCGACTCAATCTCACGTTGTAATTCTGCAATCTGGTCGTTAGTAAGGTTCCCACTACTTCGACCCCAATGTTCTATTGCCATCTGTATGCTGATAAGGTCTCCCGTAGGCTTTGCGGATGGGAGCGACCACATCTGCTTACGAAGTCCGTCAAATAAGTATTCTTGTATCTCCTTGTTGTCTGTTCCGTGGATTGCTTTGATAACCAATGCAACCGCATCATCTCTGCTGATTAGGTCACTCATCGCTCCGCTCCTTCCGACCAACATACCCTTGTTTACAAAGTGCTTCCATCAAATCGTCAAATAAATGCTCTGCCATTCTAGGTGTAATATGACTAATATCTATGCCATAATCGCTCATCACTGATAAAAGCACTCCGTATGGTGTCAGCACATATACTTCCTCTTCGCTGATTAAATCGCTCATGCTTCATCATCCTCTCGCTCTCCAAAACTGCAATACCCTTCGTCCATCGTGTTATCATGCACTATATCATCCCACTCTATGTATCCGTCATCATCGTAGGTGACCCATTCAACGTACCTCATAGGACATTCATCGCCGTATCTGTGTTTGCAATCCTTACACCGCACCAATTCGCCCTGCCACTCTGCCACTATATTCACTTTGCCGTCCTTAAATTCCGTATTTATGTGGAGTATTCTGTCTTGTGGTAGTTTCATTCATCTTCACCTTCCCATCTTGCCTTGTCACTCGCCCAATGCAGACACCACTCTGTGAAGCATTGAACGTAACCAACATAGTGTCCGTCAATCATGCACTTGCTCACCGATTCGCTTGTTGTTCGATGCCTACAGTTGCAACACACTCTATGCTTTTCGAGTGGTGTCTTCTCAAAGTATTCCTCGTTGTGGCAGAACACTATCATTCTTTCTCACCTTCTATCAGCCCGATGTACCGCTCGATGTACCACACGGCTTTGCGTAGGTCCTCTGCGGTTTTCTTCGGGTCTTTCTTTCCTGCTCTGCTGATGTACTTAATGGCATTACCGAGGTGATAGCCGAAGCCCTTGTCCTCGATGTAATCAATCACCTCGATGTTCCCATCGCAGTAATGAGCCGGATGGCTCACGCTGTCATTTTTCATTTCTTCTCCTTTCACAGCAGATCCCTTGACGTTTCTGCGTAATGGTATTGTTTTGTGGTATGGTTTCCTTCACCTACATAGACAGAACCGAGTTTTCCGCAATATCCGCATCCGCTTCTTGCCCAAATGAGTCGCTGTGCCATCAACGCATCTGATGTAGCACAGCCGTTCTTACGCTTCTGCATGGAAAGTTCGTACAGTTCCTCGTCTGTAAGTTCATTCATTTCTTCAATCTTCATCTGACACCTTCTTGATCTCGTATATGGCAATCCTTGTATTTCCAAACAAACCCTTTATATGACGGTATTTTCCCATTACAGCACTTGTTTATATTGCTCTCGAAGAACCCTGTTTCTTCCTGTGCATCTCTTGCGGAGTCCCAACTTCTAACAACCTCGCCATCCATGTTTAATTGCAAAATCGGACGCTTTCTTTTTGCTGCGTTTCGTTTAGCAAGTTCAACCTTACAGCTTAGAGAACATACCTTTCCAGTCTTCCTCTTGCTTTCATACGGCTCATACTCTTTGCCACATACCACGCAGATTTTTCTTCTTGGGTACTTTTGGTTGTGTATTCTTGCGTGTTCACAAGGTGTTACGATTTGCAGATTTTCTATCCTGTTGTCAAATGTGTTTCCGTTAATATGGTGAACCACCTCATCATGCGAAAGTTTTCTGCCAATCGCTTTCTCGACAACCATGCGATGATATGGCTTTCCTTCTTTACCGATACGCTTGTATTTAGACTTTATTATCGACACCACCTTCCATTTTCTTCGCTATTTCATATACGACAGGCACACTACAGGCATTTCCTACCTGCTTATATAACTGACTATCGCTGTTGACAGACTCTGCTCTTTCAAACATTTCATCTTCTATCCCTTGCAATCTGAAGCACTCTTTCGGTGTCAGCTTACGGATCTTCCAATTCTTGTTCAGTAGATTATCCACGGCATTCTCCCACCGCCCCCTGTCAAGTTCGTTAAACATGGTGACACCCCCCCTACATGGTAGACTCTACCCTGGTTTGGGTTTGCCCTTGTTTTGGTTGACATGAAGTTTCCGATTTGGACAATGCGTGGAAACCGTTGAATTTCAGAATTGCCAACAGCGGTTGTATTTGGCGGTCTGCTACAGATGTCTGTCTGTCTGTCTGTCTGTCTGTCTGTCTGTCTGTCTGTCTGTCTGTCGCAACATCTGTGCCAGTTATTGGATAGATGCCGTACAATAACCGATTCACATTCATCAACGTGTTAGCAGATAGATCTTCGTATCCTTCTTCGACAGGAATCTCTTCACAGCGTTTTCCGACAGGAAGTATTTCTCGTCTACCGAATCTTCGAGAATGTCCAATAGTGAAGACCCTTTCTCTGTGTTGCGGTACACCGAAGAATCGACTGTCGATAAGTTGCCATTCCGCATCGTACCCAAGTTCGTCCATTTCAGCGAGGATCTCAAGGAAGTCAAGTCCTTTTGTGCTTGAAAGCATTCCTTTAACATTCTCGTAGAATAACCATTCGGGTCTATCTTCTTCCCTTGTTTCACGCAGCAATCTAAAGATTTCTCTGATAAGTCCAGACTTTCCGTCCATCCCTTCTCTTGATCCTGCGATTGAGAATGACTGGCATGGCGCTCCGAAACACCAACAATCTGATCCAGGAAGTTCATCTGCTCGCACATCTCTAATGTCGGCAGCGAACCATTCCCCATTTCTGTATTCTTCATTCAGTATCTCCTTTTGTCGTTGCTTTAATGGCAAAGTCATGAGATAATCTCTCTGACTATCAGTCAGCAGATGCATGGATGTGTAGGATGCTACTGCGAACCTGTCAAACTCACAGAATCCTACGCATTCATGTCCTGCCATTTCCATGCCGATCCGAACCGTTCCGATTCCGGCAAAGAAATCTATAAACTTCATTACCGCACCTTGCCTTTCAGCTTTTTAACGCATCTTCTGCCCAGGTTATACAATCTGTCTTCCATGCTCATCTCATCTATCACTCCGACAATGAAGAATGCAAATGCGAGTAATACGCATACAATCAGAGCAATCATACCGACTATGGCAAGTATCGCTACCATCTTCATTCCTCATCACCGTCCTCTTCTTTGAACTCACACTTGCCCCACACTTCCTCGAAGCAAGCCGGATGCAAGTCAACCTTCCTCATGTTCCCTTCTCTTCCTCTGCGGAGTGTCAAAGCAACTTCAAAGAACTTTCCGTGGATCTCTTCACCGCAGTATGCACAGACTCTTTCTCTCATTTAACCACCACCTCTGCAATTATCGGGAAGACCTCATCCGTATCATCGAGTTTGTAAATTATTCCATTCTCAAGGTCTACCGCATAATCGCATTCACGATATGCTTTCATGAGGATTGATCCGCCCATCATAAAACATTGACCGTGCTTGACTTCGCTAACAGGCTTCGTCACATCGCTTTTGTGTATAACCTTCATCCAATCACCACCTTTGCATCGAGGACGATAACGTCCCTACCCAAATCGAATCCATCCGTGTAACCGTCAGTAAGCCGGATGGCTCTGACGTAATCAACTCCGTGGTTTGGATTATGGTATCTCTCGCCGATAATCCATGGCTCACAATCGTCTGTCCTTTTTACAACGCTACCTTTTGGAACGCTTCCTGCTTTATCCCACATATATTGCTTGTACTCAACCTTCATCTCTCCACCTCTCAATCTGCGTAAGGTCTTACCTTCTCGAACTTCCACGATGTCGGTGTGTACCGATACAACTCCACATAGCCTTTGAAGTAGTCGCTCCGTGTGAACGTATCGTCGTTCCTGGATATCCGAAGGAAGTCATACCTCAACGGAACTGTGCTGCCACCGATGAGATTCTCTCTGCACCATGCGAGTACATCATCGAATTCCATCGCCTCGTCCGTGTCAATCATCCACACATCGTAGGAGTCTCCGTATGGTCTGTACTGACCATGATGTGTCTGTGTTGCTTTAATCATCGCAGTTCCTCTCTTCCTTCTCGATTTTCCACAGCTTGTAGGAATCGAGGCACTTCTCGGTGACGAACTCCTTGTACATCTTGAGTTCCTCGACCTGCTTCTTCAGCTTCTCGATTTCCCAGTACCGCTCCGTGTTCTTCCTCGAAGCCTCGTTGTAATCCGCTCTCACTTCTGCGAGTGATTCGATGAGGTCACGATACTCATCTGTACCGATTTCGACCTTTCCTACCATCGAGTATTCTTTCTTATCTTCCATGTGTTTTTCCTTTCTTATAAATGTCTTCCGACTTTCAAATAGTCTTCCCAATCCATAGACCGAAAAATGATTTTATTGTTCGTGTACCTCTGAAGCCACTTTGTTTTCTTCGGTGCTTTTGGTTTGTTGTAGACCATCACGAATGGGTCGAATCCTAATTCTTTAAGTTTCTCTACTCGGAAAAGATCCTGTTCATGGGTCGTATTAAAGTTAGTTAAGACGTACACCCCCCCCAATCTTCCGTGGCTTCTCGTCTTTGCATTTTTCTTCCAAAGTTCAATGCCTTGAAGAACTTGCTCTGACTGTTCCATGAAATCCCATGCGAAGTGAATGTTTTTCACTTTGATTTTGTCTATGAGTTCGATATTCTCCTTCGTTAGAAGTCTTATGTCCAAGCCTTGATTGAAGTTCACCCACGCACCGCAATCCACAAGTTGCATGAGCAATCTTTCGTGTTCCTTGCAAGCCAAGATGTTTGGATCGAGCAATTCTATGTTCTTCTGTCCAGAATAGAATTCATCAAGGTCTGCAACGTGAACGCTCTTTCGTCCTTCCTTGGATGAAACGATGCAGAATTCACACGATCTCGGACACCCCCTTGTGAGGAAACCATAAGCTGTATCTGCAATCCCATAGAGCGAGTAATCCGGCATGAAATGCTCAACTTCATCGTCAAGTTTATTGTCAAGGTCATATCCTGTACCGCCTTTGATCACCTTGTCTGCCATCACTACGAACTCATTATCCTTGCTATACGTTTCGTCAAACACCTTACTCTGATAAACGAGGTCGTAATGCTTCAGACCGTTCCACCACTCAACATGATCTCCTTGTGCTTTGTGAAAAGCCGACAGCTTCATCAGAGCCAAGTTTGGGAAGTTGTGCGAATCCACATCAATCAACCCTATTTCCATGTGTTTTTCTCCTTTTCAAATTTCGATTTTATTTTTCCAATCGACTAATTTATCGACCAAGCCATAAAAATCGCTACAAAGTCAATCTGACGCTGTGTAGACGCATCTCTGCGAGTGACCACCACCCCTACTTTGTGGCTTTGATAACTCTGTCGTGCCTTTCTACGTCATACGACTTTCTGTCATACTCTTTTTTTCTCTCGGCATTCTCCTCTGCCTTGACTTTGTCATGCTCCTTCTTCCATGCGAGGTAGTAGTCGCATTCTGCATGGCAACCTGGATACCGAGATTCACACTTGAAACATCTTTTCTCTTTCATATCCCTAACTTGTCAGCGAGATCAGTTGTTAGCTGTTTCACCTTTTCGGCTCTCGCTGAATCAATCTGTTCTTTCATATCGCTTGGGAGCAGGTCATCTGTGCCGTGTTTTTCCTGTATCTGCTCATAAATCATTCGGAAGTTCGCACGAAGCGAAGGAACATCGTCCATTTCCGTTGCACAGATGGTCTGCCACCCAAGCCTTTTAGCTACTGTTCTTGTAATATCGTCCATGCTCTCAAGAGCATCTTTCTCGTTGCAGTATCCGTATCTGCCTATTGCTCGTCTTACTTGCTCCCAACCGTCCGACCATGACTTCTCCGGCTCTGTGATGCTGACCGCACTCTCACGGATCTCTGCGATGGTCGGTGACCACTTGCTTGTGAGAGAGTGTTTCATCACCGCTGCCTTTGCCTGTTCATACGGAATGTCCTTGAGGAGTTCGTACCAAACTTCGGCTGATTCAGAACTTGCAAGGAAGTCCTTGTCCCTGTAGACGCTTCGGATCACGGCAACGACCCTACCAAATTCCTGTCGATTCATCGTCTTCCCCTTTCAGAAATTCTTCGATGGCATCATATTCTTGTGTTCTGCTTGGAGTATCAATCTGATTAAGGTACGACTCGAACTTTGTTCCAAACAGAGTTTGAGGTCGAAGATACTTCGCATTGTCTGTACCTCTCCACTCTTTGATCTTCTTGTAGATGACCGTCTTGAAATCATCTACCGTGAATCCTTCAGCCATCCTTGCATGAATCAATGTCTTGATGTAGCCGGACGATGGCTTATATAAAGTTCCCAAAGATTCGTTGAGATAAGCGATGATTTCTTTCACAGCATTATTAAATGGTTCTCCAACTGGTTCCTCTTCTGTGTCAATAACTGGTATAGGTTTCCCCTCTGGGGGATTTCCATTTCCCCTTTCGGAGCATTCCATTTCCCCTGTAGGGGAAATGCATTTCCCCTTTTCGGTCAATGCATACCACTTCGTTCTGTCATAAGCCGACTTGTTGTAGTTTCCTGTAACCAGAAGCCCTTCATCCACAAGATGGTTTATGGCTTTTTCAATCATCTTCTTCGATGCGTAAGGAAACAGTTCACAGAACGCTTTGATGCTGTTGTATGTCCAATACCTGCCATCGTGATAATGAACTTCATTTGCTTCATTCTTCTGAATCCAAAACCGAAAGTAGTTCAGTAAGATCGCTTCGAGTATTCCGTACTTCTGTGCTAATTCCACCTCGAAACAATGTGGCAATTCATCACCCCCCCCCTATTCCATTCCATCTGTGACCGCATCGAGGTCAATGCCGAGGTTCTTTGCTTCGCTCTCAAGGAAAGCATCGAACTCTTCCAATGCTTTCGTTGCACCTTCGGCATCATCCGCATAAGCCAACTTGCCTACCGTGGTTATCATGAGGTCAGCAACCTCTTCCGGCACTTCGTTGCAGAGTGCGTTCCTAAAGGAACGGATCACGGACGCTACCTCTTCCATGTCTTCGAGGATGTTCTCGTTCCGATGCAATACGACTCTTACTCCTTCACTGATTCCATTTGTATCTCTGAATGCTACTATCATTCAAATGCTCCTTTCGCCTTGTTCCACCAACTCTTTATCTCTTTTCTCGTCTTGACTATTAGCTTGACGAGGTCTTCTATCTCTCCGTCTATCTCGGCTTTCTTCAGCGTCTGCTCGAAGTATGAATCCATGAGGCTGACCAGGTCGCTGTGATAACCGCTCAAGCGCTTCCTGTATACCTCGTCCTCGCCCTTCTTGTTCTTCCTCGGTGTCTCGCTTACTATCCAAAATCCGAATCCGTTGCCGATGATGTACTTCTTGCCGGAGAGATGTACCCGAAAATTAAACTTCTCTTTCTCTGCCATGTTTCTCCTTTCTCTGCCTTATAACGTCTTCCTGTATCAGCTTCATGACTCTATCTCCGTCCATGTCGCAATACTCAAGCCACTCTTCGGTGTGGAAGTAATGCTCACATGATTTGACAAGCTGCCTTGCTCTGTAGCCACGCTCCGCACCTTTCTTGTACGGCTCATACCGCTTCTTCAGCTTGTGCTTCTTGTCACCGAGGAACTCATACATCTTCTTGTTTCCTCGGCGCTTGGCTCTCTGACGCTTTCCATAGACCCACTCTCTGACCTTGATGTATTGCTTTCTTCGCTTGATGCAGAGATCGAACCAATCTCCGTCATCGAGAAGCTGTCCGTAATACTCCCTGTAATCTCTGACACATTGTGTGGCGATGGCATAGCCAAGACCTCGGTAAGCATTCAGCGTTCCGTTCATCTTCGTATTTGTGTCCGGCTCAAACTTCGGACAAGAGATGACCTTGTAGCATCCATGCCGAAAGTAGGTATATTCCCTATCGAGGTCATGGTATGCTGTCCATCCATCTACAGGAGTTCCATGCCTTGACCATGAGCATCCTGCTGACAGCGTGGGGACACTATGCTTGCATCGCCAACACAGCGTGTCTTGAGGTAAGCCATTGGGAGCATCATGTACACTCTCAATGGGTATATTCATATCGCTCATGCTCCCACCTCTCAAAATGGAAGGTCATCCTCGTTCAACAGGCTCTCGAATCCTTCCTGTTTCGCTACTTCTTCGGTGGTCTGCTCTCTCTTGGGAGCATCACTCGGAGCATCACCGTTTGGCAAGAACTCAACTTCATCTGCGATGATGTCCGTTGTATAGACTTTCGATCCGTCACTCTTCTCATAGCTGCCTGTTTCGATTCGACCTCTGACCAATACCTTTCTTCCTTTGGCGAGGAATCTGTCACAGTTCGTGGCGGTCTTGCCGAATGTCACGATATGGAAAAACGATGCTTTCTTGTTCTCGCCCCATCCTGTATTCACAGCAAGCCGGAAAGTACACATCTCCTTGCCACCCTGTGTAGCCTTGATGGACGGATCTGACGCAAGATTGCCACTCATAACTACTAAATTCATTAGTTGCCCCCTTTCAGTTTCTGACGCTTCTTGTCAATCATCTGCATCGCTTTCTCATACTGTGACTCGAACATCTCGTCCACGCTCTTCACCTGGAACAAGGACAGGAATGCCGGAACATTCGCATCTGTTTCTTCGAGTCCGTCTTTGATGTCCTGTGCGTGTTCCTCTGTAATCCTCTGCTCGGATTTGTGGACAGGCTGCGGAGAATCCACCTCGCTGTCTATCATCTCTTCTGTCGGAATGCAGAAGACTTGGAAACAAGCGTATTTGAATCCAACGCTCAATGCCTTGTTGGTAGCTTTGTCACCGCTGTCCATTCCTTCGCCAACGACCACCGACTCAACATAAGAGCCATCTTCCGCATAGAATCTGTAAGAGATTTTCAGAATCGAGTAGATCAGAAGTCCACCCTTTGAGGTTCTGCGTTCCTCTCTTGTCTGCTCGATGACCGATGGAACAACGAAGATTCCATGCTTTATCATCGCAGGCTGAAGAGCGTTCATCACGGCATCAATGCCCCGATATTTGTATCCTTGCTGTGGGTTCTTGCTGTCCTTGCCGACAGCCCCAACATCCTTCATTACATTGGCGATTGCCTTATAGATTTTTGCTTCTGCCATGTCTTCTCCTTTCACTTGATTTGAAGATTTTTCTTGTCAACGAGGACGCATCCAGGTACCTTCTCGCCGTTCTTCAACAGCTTCTTGATCTCCGTCTTCTGCGGTTTGCGTTCCGTCTTGTAAATGCAGTATTCATCCGGCACAAGGTCTTCGTTGACGATGTCCACGCTCTGCGATGCTCTGTAGCCGAACTTCACCTCTGCGAATTCCTTCGGCTTACCTTCGAGAGCATAGTCTGCATAGTCCATCGCCCTTGCTACGGAGTTCAGCACCGCCTGTCTGCGCTTCTTCAGAGCATCAATCTCGTTGCTCAAGGCATCTGCGAATGCCATCCTGTTCTTGATGAACAGCCCTGTGTTCTTGATTTTCTCGTCTTTGTCAGCTTCAAGCTGCTCAAGCTGTGCGAGTGCTTCTTCGTTGACCTCGCCTGTGTCCTCGTCAATCATGCTGTTCAACAGGCTCTCGATCTGTGCGTTCATTTCATACAAGTTCATAGTCAATTACCCTCCTTTTATATACTGTTTCTTTCTTTGTTATCCCACGAAGATAGTTGTCCAAGCAGCTTCTGCAAACACCTGCTTCGATCGATGCAGCCTTAACACTCGGGAAGACCTGTCCAGTCCGTTTATTACGAACTCTTCGTGAGCGAAGCAACCCACTTGATAATGCGTGTTGTATATTGTGCTTTTGTGTACACCACTCAAGGTTCTCAACGGAATTATTTAACTTATTGCCATCAATATGATTTATGTACCCGTAATTGTTTGGATTTGGTATGAACGCTTCTGCTACAAGACGGTGAATGTAAGCATGACCTCTTCGATCTCTACCACAGAGGAAAACGTACTTGTAATGTTTCCCTTGGTATGCTTTGAGCAAGCGAGGTTTGTCGGAGCATCCCCATTTCCCATTGTGGTAACTACGCACATTCCCTAAATTTGAAACATCATAAAAGCCTTCATATCCGACTACTGGAACCCATATTTCTTTTGGGCTGCTCATTGTTGCTCCTTTCTAAATGATTGTGTTGGGATGACCATCGAAGTCATCTGTCTGCTCTGTCGAGAGAAGGTGCGTCTTGTAGATGCTCATGATTCTTCTCGCAAAGTTGATTTCTTCGATGACCCCGTCAGTTATCGTCTGTGCGTTGTGATACTCGTTTACGATTTCCATTAATCCCTCGATGACGTTGAATCTGCCCTCTATCGCATCCATCAACTCTTTCACCGAAGCCTTGCTGACCGTATCACTCATCTTCGTACTCCTCTCCATACCCATCTCTTATCCTGTCGAAGTCCTTCTCCGAGATGGATGCCCCATCTTCTGCCGGAGCATCTGTCGGTGCAATCAGCACCTCGTCCAGTTCTTCGAACCTTGGCTCTTTCCAAATCATGCTCATGCTCCTTCCATGTCGATAAAGTAACGTGCGTGTTGACCTCGCCTGTTTTTGTTGTCTTCCATGTAGGTGACTATCTTGACTCCGTCATCACGCAAGTCCTTGATTCTCGAAGCGAGTCTGTAGCACTTGAAATGCTCCACCGCTTCTTCCTGTGTGATGCCCCTATGCGTCTTCATGTAGTTCAGCACCTGCATCTTCTGACTGTCGCTCATGCTCCCCTTCCTTTCTGACGCTCCACATACGCTTCCAAATCCACCGTGGCGATGTACCATCTGTTACCTCTTCTGATGGATGGGATCTCTCCATCCTTGAGAAGCCTGTACATCTCTGCTGTGGAACAAGCGAGTATGTGTCGTGCTTCTGATGGTTTTAGTAATCTCTCCATAACTCTCCTTTCGTTATTCGGAATAGTCTTCCCACGGATTCATTGTTTTTCCGCAGAACTCCATGGTCGGATTTGCTAACTTGATGTACTTGTTGTAGATGTCGATGACTTCATCGCAGAACTTTCCGCAAAGCAGAATCTGTTCGTGAGTAAGGTCTTTCTGCTTCAATCCGTCCTTTATCGTGTTCCTGTCTGGTCGATACTTCTTGTCGTTCTCCATGAACAACTTCATGGAAGCACCTCGAATCAGTTCCCACACAGGATGACACGCTGTGTCTCTAACATCGAAGGTGAATTTCTGTCCACCGTCCTTGTCTTCCTCATACCAAACCCCATATATAATGGAGTTCAAGGCACAGCTTCTGATGTTGTTTCCGCTCAACAGTTTGATTTCCTGTTCGAGTAGCCTTATCTGCTCCTTCTTCAGTTCGATTAATTCCTCTCTGTCCATGTGTTCTCCTTTCGTTATTCGATCAGGTCTTCTATCTGCATTCCGAGGCAATCTGCAATCTTCTTCATGCCATCAACCCTTGGCATCCTTCGACCATTGACCCAATCGTATAAAGTGGTCAAAGGTATATCGGTCGCTTTATGGATTGCAGGAACATTCATGTCCTTTTCTTCGATTGCCTTGTTCAACTTCTTTGGGTTGAACTCTGGTTTCAAGGCATGCACCCCCTTTCTTATAGATGCCACCACTCCGCAGTCCACAAGATGTGGTGGCTTGACCGATGCTACGAAATCTCGTATAATTTTGTTAGATGATATATTGTGTTGCGAGATTTCGCATTTCGTGATTTCATTATAATGCGAGAAATCGAATCTGTCAACACTTAAAATTCGTATTTTCGCATTTTTTCTTGGGGTGATTATGATGTATGACACTTTCGATAAACTCTTGAAAGAGAAAGGTCTGAAAGTCATTGACGTTTCAAAGGCTACAAAGATTCCGCAAAGCACATTCACGGATTGGAAGAAGGGTAAAATCAAAAGCATGAAAGCGGAGAACATCAAGCTGATTGCAGACTATCTTGAGGTGAGTATGGATTATCTCATGACAGGAGAAGAGTCTCCATATGTGCATGTGGACTTCTATCCATCCGTGAAGATCCCAACCGAACAGAGTGACAGACTTGAGTATTACATTCGTGCTTTCAAGACACTAAAAGAGGAAGACCAGGATATTGTGAAGAATGTAATCGAGAGGTTATCTGATGGCTACAAAGAAGAATGTTAAGGTAGGAAACAGGGAATACTATCGCATCAGACGGACGATAGACGGAAAGCAGAAATCCTTCTACGGCACAAGCAAAGGCGATGCAGAGAGGAAGTACAAGGAGTGCCTTGAGGAACAGGCTGAACTGAAACTGGCAAGGAAGACGGAGCATCTGACAGCGACTATCCACGACAGAGCGGAAGAGTACATCGAGAACTCCCTGTCCGTGTCACAGAAGTATGCAAGAGGAACAAAGGTAAGTTATAAGTCAGCCTACAATGTCCATGTCAAAGGCAGCGACCTCGACAGGATGGTTGCATCGGATGTCAGAGCGAAAGACATACAGAGGTTTTACAACGACCTCGACATATCATCGCAAGGCTTGAGCCAAGTCAACAAGTTCCTGTCAGCGTTTTGGAAATGGATGGTGCTGAACCAGTATGCAGATGATGTGTTTCGTGCCGTGGAGTTGCCATTGAAGCCGGACAACTCACGGAATAATGGAATAGTGATATGGACGGACGAGGAAGTGTCGGCTATCCTCGGTGGAATAGATGCTGTTAGACAGCCCTGTAAGCCGTTTAGAGCGAGTTTTATCGTGAAGGTGTTACTTTATACAGGGATGCGTATTGGCGAGGCTCTATCGCTGAAGTATTCTGATGTTAGAGATGGTATGATTCACATAGAGCGTCAGCTATATCTCGGAGAGATAAAACCGCCGAAGTACAACTCTGCTCGGATCGTTCCTCTGCATGATGAACTTGCAGCTCCGCTTGCGGAGCATCGTGAGTGGCATCGAAGAGAGATGGAACGCAGAGAGTATCTCACCGATTATGTCTTCACCACGAAGAACGGAACGCTTTATGAGCCGACTAATATAAGGAAGCTACTGAACGCATACTATGACAAGATAGGTGTACCGAAGAAGAGCATACACACCTACAGGCACACGTTCTGCACACAGCTTTGCCGTTGCGATGTTCCTTTGGAAGTGGCATCGAAACTCCTTGGTCACAAGTCGCTTGAAGTGACCGCTCGGCATTATCAGCTAATAAAAAATGACACCTTGGAAGATGCCATCGGAAAGCTGGTTTACAATCTGTGATGTTTGGTTTACAATCGTATGGGATAATAAATGGTGACGGACTTCTGAAACCGTTGAAATTTCAACAATCTACTTTTACATAATAGTAAATGATAATGATGACGCAGATGCAAGTAATTGCAACGATTGAAAGGCTCGGAACTGTTGAATTTCCAAGCCTTTCGTCGTTTTGTATCTGTTCTTATCTGTTCTCACCGATTCTGCATTTATCCCACTTTTTCTGTGCAAAAGTGGTGACAAAGTGGTTACGGATTCATCATTTGATTGGCTTTTCGAGAATTATTTCATGCATTCGGTCACCAGTAGAGTTCAAGCCGAGTGAATGATATGCCTTGTACAAGTAGTTGTGATTGTCGAGTTCTTCTCTCGTCAAAACGTCCTTGTCCATCAGCTTCTCGCAATCGCCAAAATATGCGTTGTGGGCAAGTGCTTCCATTACGAATCGGAACTTGTGCTGTTCTTCTGTCTTCTTGTCCTTTTGGGCATAGTGGCGAGTTACGATGATGCTGACAAGCGTGGTCAATGCTCCTGAACCAAGCACCGCCACTACAATTGTTACTATGATTTCACTTGTTGTCATATCTTCACCGCCTTTGCTCTCTCAAGGCATTCCTTCCCAAATGCCCCATCTACCTTTAACCCTTCATTCTGCTGAAAATCACGAACGGCATTGATGGTCTTCCGACCTACCTCGCCATCGACTTTCAGATCGCTGTCGTTATACCATTTAAGAAATCTCTGCAACTTCTGCACTTCCGTTCCTTTGTCACCGCTACTGAACCATCCTCGCTTCGGCAGCTTGGGAAGTTCATACGGATACTTCTTCACCTTGGTCGGTGTCGATACCGCTGTCTGACCGTACAGATTGTTCATGTCGATTCTTCCGTCAAGACCAGGTACCTTGCCGGATGACGAGTATTGCCACATATATGCTTGGTGACGATACTGTAACTTGCTGTGATACTGTGCCACCCATATCAGCCAGTATCTGTATATGTCATCTGCGATGTATCCTGTCAGCGTGGACAGATTGGCATATACCATAGGTGTGTATCCTGCTCCGAGTATCTTCATACAGAAGGAATCGCACACCTGCTTGTATCTCTGCTTGCCCATCTTCCTCGCCACATAGGAATTGAGCCTACCGCCGAATTCGGTATCGAATGCCACAGGGAGCGAAATGTGTTCCTTGTACGGCTTGATAGTCTTGAGGACGAATTGTGCTTCTTTCCTAGCTTCTACCTCGTTTATGGCTTGCGAGTAGTGATAGACACCGATCCGCATTCCTGCCTTGACCGCCGTTTTGATGTTGTGGTCAAACACCTTGTCCTTGTGCAAGCTGAAGCTACTCTGTGAAGTGTAGGAGCATCGAAGGATGACACATTCGATGCCCGACTTCTTCACTTTCTTCCAATCGTCTACCGATATGTTTCCTTGCCATGCGCTGACATCTACCGCTCGTTTAGCCATTGTTTTTTCTCCTGTATACGCAGAACTTCTTGTGGCTGTCTTTTATCTGCTTCTCATACTTCTGCACATGAGGATAGGTCTTGCCGTTGTACTGTGCCTGTGCTATACGATGAGCCTTGAGGAAGATGCTGATGTGACCGCCACCGCCCTTGTACAGTTCGTAGATGATGTCACCTGGTTGCATCTCTTCCTGTGTCGGATTGTTGATAACCTTGTACTTGTCCTTGTGCTTCGCCATGTGCGGTTCGACCTCGTCAAGACCTCTTGGGAAGTTGGGGTCAACACCGCTTGCTCTCATCACAGTACCAACGAAGACATCACACGATGCTCCGGCTCTTGGCTGTTTGCCCCACTTCTTCCGCTCCGACATTGGATAGGCTTCGTTCAGGTCTTCCTTGTAGGCTTCTTTCGGCTTGCCATCTGGATATTCGTAAGTGTCCTTCGGTGTGCCGTAAGCCCAAGCGCATCTCTTCGCCTCTTCGACTATCTTCTCTGCGTTAGTCTTCTCCCTGTGCTTGGCTACCAACTTTTCCATCGCCTTGAGCGAGGATGCTCCGAACAGACCATCGGGTGTCAGCTTGTTGGCAACTTGAAAGATGACAACTTCTGCGAAGGTTTTCGAGCCGAAGATGCCATCGGCTTTCAGATCATAACCATTTGCCCAAGCAAGTGCTTTCTGCAACTTCTTCACTCTCTCGCCCTCGTCCTTGTACTTGAAGTATCCACGCTTCGGTAACTTCGGCAGAGAGCCTGTGAACAGCTTGGTAGGCACATGCCACTTGAACGGAGTATACTTCGGTCTGACTACGCATACTCCTGTGGTGTAACTTCTGTCACGATTAGCGACACAACCGCCGTTGCTTTGTGAGCCTTTCTCGGTGAAACTTGTATTTCCTTCCATGCAATAGATGGTGTTGCCGACCACTCCGATGATGAAGCCTGTGTGCTGTCTTGTGGACTTGCCGTTGAAGTTGAGGCTAATGGAATCACCGAATCTGTACTTCGACAGGGCTTCTTTCTTCTTGGTGTTGTTTGCGGTCTGCTTTAGGATGTATTTGCCACCCTTGTTCTGAACGGTCAAATCTTGGACATCCGCAGCGTTGGCTGATTTGGCAATCGGATTATCACCGCTCGGAACATCGGCACATACCCAAACGTACTCCGTACACCATGGGACTCCGTTTTCTCCGAAATACTTTCCAAACTTGTTTTTATTACTACCAGGTGGATATTCTGTGTACCCATACTGTTGTAATGCATATCGCATTACATCTAAAGTTGTTGAATTCGCCATTATACATACCTCCAATGAAACCCACCTGCTGTCTTTTGTATACCAAGGCAAACTTGATTTACACCTTGCTTGATACCAACCGCTTTATCAGCATCTCCGGCTGTTTGGAATACTATCCCTGTTTCGATACAGACCACAGGCTTTGCCGACCTTTTTCTCGAAGCCATTTTGATTCTCATTCTCGATTCTTCGCTACGCTTGCGACCAGTTAGCATGGCTGACAATCTTTCACGACAAGTTCCATGATTCGAGTTCTCTTTTGGTGTGACATATTCTAAATTTGACAGACAGTTGTTTGTTTTGTCTTCGTCAATATGGTTTACAACCAAACCTTCGGGGCATTCACCGACAAATGCAGACAACACAAGTCGGTGAATCTTGCCCTCTTTTCTCACTCCATCTTTTGAAAGGTTTACTTTTAGATAACCGTCTCTATTTCTAATCGGTGTGAGTATTCTTCCCTCGAAAAACTGATTCTTACAAGACGCTCTGTAGATGCTTTTCACCCTTCCAAGGTTAGACACTTTGTAGTTCGTGTAACCTGGAATCGGCTTCCATATCTCTCTACTCATCGTCTTCACCTTCCTCGAAGTAGTCATCATCGAGTTCTTCCTTCTTCTTCAGCAGACGCATCTGAATGGTCGCTTCATGGTTCTCTTCTGATGTCGGCATGTTGAGGTAGACTCCGAGCAGAGTCAGAACATCGCTGACCAAGACTCCGGCGATTTTAAGGTAATCCCCTGTCATGAATGCAAGGACAGAGATTGTGATTACGCTGATGACTACACAAATTGCGATTACGAATTCTTTTGTGTTCTGAATAAGATATTTCATGATTCACCTCAATTCTTTGCTGTGAAGTAACCTGGGTCGGAAGTACCACCGTCGATGTGTGCGTAGGTCTTGTCTTTTGGATTGCTTGAACTCCATCTCGTTCCTGCACCACCAACGAGATAGATAGACATGTTTCCAAACATATTACTGGAACTCGTTACCTGTGTTACAGAGAAGCTTACTGATGCGTAAATGGTGGTCAGTGCTCGGCAATAACCAAACATGTAAGTCATGTCTGAGACTGCACTTGTGTTGAAGTTGCTTACGTCAAGGCTTGTCAGTGCTCGGCAATCATAGAACATGGCATTCATGCTTGTAACCGCACTGGTGTTGAAGTTGCTTACGTCAAGGCTTGTCAGTGCTTGGCAATCATAGAACATGGCATTCATGCTTGTAACCGCACTGGTGTTGAAGTTGCTTACGTCAAGGCTTGTCAGTGCTTGGCAATTAAGGAACATTCTATTCATATTTGTGACCGCACTTGTGTCAAGCAACGATAAGTCTATAGAAGTGCATGTTGTGAAGCCATAGAACCAATACTCTGTTGATGTTGGCTGAATGTTTGAACCTATCTCAACACTTATCACAGACGATGCTTGCGAATTCCACGGTCTTTGTGAGTCTGAATTAAAGATATACTTCTTCACATTCGTATCACCATTCGGGTCAAATGGGTCGTACACATTTGTCGGCTGTCCATGAGCCTGAATATTTGCTTCAATGTCCCTCGACAGTTCGTTGATAATCAGCGTACCATCGGTATAAAGTACAGTCCTCGGCGGTGCTTCTACGATAACGGTTCTCTCGGCATTGGTGGTGTTTCCACACTCGTCCGTAGCCGTGTATTCAATCTGATATGTTCCTGCTTCATCGAATACCATATCTGTTCTCCTTTACAATAATGTTACGGTAACGGTTATCTGATTTCCGTTTCCGTCTTCTGCGGTAACTCCTTCAAGTGGGTCGAATGCTACTCCAACCATCTCTTCAAGACCTTCGTCTGTTCCGTAGATGAGTGGGTCTACCACAGCTTCTACTGTGATGTTCCTTGTAGCCGAACCTCTTGCTGATGTGTATGTGAATACGAAATCGCCTACCTCGCAAGTGTCAATGGTAGATGGCGATACGGTGTACGGAATCGAACTTCCGCTTGCATCGAGTGCCTTGACACCATCGGTCAGGCTGAAACTCTGCCCCTGTGACAGATTCTCGTAAGTAAGCCCTGTGAACAACTGCAACTCGCCTGTTACTTCGATCGATTCACCATGAGCGTCTGTAGCCGACACACCGTCCATCGGGTCGAACTGTTCTCCGATTTGCAGGATAACGGTATCGAGTCCTGTGATGGTTGGGTCATCTGCCTGTATCACCGTGATTATCCTGTCCCTTGAGTAGTCTTCGCCTATCGAGTAGGTGTAGACTTGCTCTCCTACTTGGCATGGCTCGAACTCGCTTGGTGTGACGGTGTACGGCACAGGGTTTCCGTCAGCATCAAAGGCTTGCACGTTCAGACGCAGATTGAAGTCATCGCCTTGCATGACGGTGACATCATCGAGTCCTGTGAAAAACGGCAGATGACAGCCTTGTGGCAAGTGCAGTTTGTTTTCTCCGCATACATGCGGTATGAATTGTCTCATATTGTCACCGCCTTACGATTTCGCCGTGAAGTAGCCTTCATCACCGACACCACCGTCGATTTTGGCTCTTGCCTTGTTTCTGTACGAAGAATTGTATGTCGTTCCTGCACCGCCAACCAAGTTTGTGTCTCCTTCAAACATATCGTTGGAATAAGTGACTTGTGTTACGACAAAATCAGATGACGCATAGATTGTTGTCAATGCCATGCAATAACGGAACATGTTAGTCATGTTGGTTATGAGATTTGTCTTAAAGCTACTTACATCAAGTGTGACTATAGATTTGCACCAATAGAACATAGCACCAGATACAGTCACATTACTTGTGTCAAAGTTGCTGACATCAAGCGATGTTACTGTTTGGCAATTATAGAACATACCACTCATATTAGTCACGGAACTTGTATTAAAATGGCTAACATCAAGTGCGGTGACAGAAATGCAACCCTCAAACATGCTACTCATATTTTTTACAAGGCTTGTGTTAAAGTTACTTACATCAAGAGTAGTAAGTGCATTACAACCACAGAACATGCATTGCATGTATTCTACAGAACTTGTGTTGAAGCTACTGACATCGAGTGTGGTTATTGCACTACATCCATAGAACATATAAATCATATTGGTTACAAGGCTTGTGTTAAAGTTGCTCAAGTCGAGTGTGGTAAGTGCATTACATTCATTGAACATGTATTGCATATCAGTTACAGAACTTGTGTCGAAATTACTGACATCGAGTGTGGTTATTGCACTACATCCATAGAACATGTTACTCATATTAGTTACAGAACTTGTGTTGAGTTTCTGCATATCTATTGTTGTACATGTTGCTAATCCGTAAAACCAATACGCTGTTGATGTCGGGGATATTGTTGAGCCAATCTCAATCTGTTTTATAGACGCTCGTTGTGGATACCACGGAACAGAACTATAATTTGAAAAAATGTACTTTTTCACATTCGTAGCACCATTCGGGTCAAATGGGTCATACACATTTGTAGGATCACCATGAGCCTGAATATTCGTTGCAATATCCTGTGGACGTTCATTGATGATAAACGTACCATCGGTATACAGAACTGTTCTCGGCGGTGGCAAAACCGTTAAGTCACGTTCCACCGTTGTGCTGTTACCGCAAGCGTCTGTGGCGGTATACTGTAAGGTGTATTCACCTGCTGTGTTAATAATCATAGTTACTCTCCTTCCACAACATCGACGGTAACTTCTATCGTCTGACCATTATCGTCCTTGGCTGTAATGCCAACAAGTGGGTCGAATTCCTCGCCTACCATGACATTGATTTCGCTCATCTGACCGATGATGGCAGGTTCGCCCATGGAGTCGCAATCCTTCTCACAGAAGCTATCCGCTCTCATATCCTCGGACGCTGTCTGCGTGGTTACAACGCTATCCGTAGCATGAAACGGAACGATTTTAGTATCGCTTACATGGATATTCAGCTTCTGCTCGAATTCGTACAGAGCATCATCTGACGGTTTCCCTTCCGCTACTGTGTCTACATCACCGATGCGATGCTTGACCGTTGTGCTTCTTGTTAACTTGGTGTACTTCATTTTGTTTCTTCCTTTCCCCTTAAAAAATCACTCAAGCATGAAGCACAGTCGCTGATTTCCATGCCGAGGAACTGTGAGATATATTTCGTGAACATCTTGTTCGTATCGACAGCGATGGAGAGAAGCGATGGGTCATCGTCTGATGCCAAGTAACACTCCCATGCACAGTAGGACGCAGAACCGAGATGCTTTACCATGCACCAAACGTCCTTGTCACCATCGAACATCTCGAACAGTTTGACCATCATCTCTCTTCGAAGCTGTGTCACGGCTACGACATCTTCTCGATACTGTTCCGCTTTTTCAAAGTGAGCCATGCGGATCTCCTCATCGTCCAAGTCAATCAAGCCGTTCTCTAACTCCGCTATCGTCTTCTGATACAGGGTTATGAGATGCAGTTCCGAACAGCACATCTGCTGAATCGCTCTGATGAGGTCTTCACCGATTCCAGAGGATGAGTTAATGTTCTTTGGCATCCTGTCTCTCCTTTCTCTGTCGTTTGATTTCTGCTATACGTTTCTTCTTTTCTACCATAGCAAGCCATGCTCTGTGTTCTATCATGTCAGAACGTGCTTTCAGTAGTGCGATGACCGCTTGGTAGTCGCTTGGGTGGGCTTTTACATGCTCATTGAGCCGTTGTACCCTTGCTATGTGTTTTTCCATTCCAGAGCCTTTCTGTGCCTTTCTCGAAGCCTTTAGAAAGGAGCGATGGGATGGGTGAAAAACACAAAGCCCCACCCCATCAGCGTATATGTCAAACTCTCGAAAGAGTTATGACCCCATAAACGTGACATCTATCTTATGCCACTTCCCATTTATCAGAACCTTGTTCCACTCATGCGGAACTCCGTCCTTCATTCCATCTACGCAGATTGCCTTGATACCGCACTCTGCACACATGGAACGAAACAGCCTTGAGTATCCTGCACATACCGCCCTACTTTCTATGAGAGCAGAATAGGCGAACATCCTATAACGACATGTCTTGTCGTATTGAACCGTTTCAGATATATACCTTGCAAGTGCATTCGCCTTTTCTCTCTCACTTCCAAGCAATTTGACAGGCTCTGTGACTTCCTTCAGCTTCTTCCAAAAGGCACGAACCTGACGTTTGCTATATGGACAAGTTATGCTGACCGAATGTGCGTAGTATCGTTTCCCATCAATATCCTTATAAGCATCGTAGCGAGGTGTCATGATGTATGCCACTCCCCATCCTGCAAGTGGGAGTTCGTTCAGCATGACATCGAGGCGCTTCAGCTTCTTTGGTAGGAGCAAGACCACGGTGTGGTTGCCACCTCGAAGTATCTCCGAAGTTATCACCTCACGGATTTCCGCTGATGATCCGCACACATAATTCCTCACACGCTCACCACCACATTGGCATAATTCGTAACATCGTAAGTTCCGTTCGCAGTTATGTTCAATGTGCCGTGTGGCACGATGGCATTTTCAATGTACGTCAGCGACAACTGTGAGTTGTACAGATTCGTGTGGTCGGTGTACAGACGCATACCGTTGGCACTTCGTGAGTGCTGAAGCCACTTATTTGCTCCTGCTACTTGGAGCAGGAACTTGTGCGGCTCTTCCTCTGTGATGTCAAATGCTGTCTTGTCGGTAGCATTCAGTTCCATCAGATTGCCTGTGGTGTTGTGCATGTACAGTTTCGCACCGCTGACGTATGTATATATATAGAAGCGATTACCGCTTACTTGCTCAAGAAACCATGGGTCTGCGCCATCTGCTGTTGCTGTTTCCTTGTAGATGCCTGATGTCGTGTTCACATCGTTCGTCATGAACATCTGCCCTGTAGTTTCGCCGTTGTAGGAAATCTTGAATCCCTTCGTGTTGTTCCACTCGTCAAGGAGTTCTTGGTAGGTTTCCATCATGACGGTGAGTCCGGCTGCGACACCCTCGATGGGTTCTCCGGCTGAATCATGTGCTGTTGTTCCGACTATCAGCTTCGATGCCTCGACAGTATCATCGGTCAAGTCAATCAGCGTTCTGTCAAAGTATGTAACCTTGCTTATAGCCATGCCATCACTCTCCTATGATGGCTGTCGTACCGCCACCGCTATTAGGCTCTTCCCTGTAGGACACGCTCTGTCCTTCCTGTGCGTCATTCTGATACCAACGATTGTTGTAGTAAGTGAATGACACAACAGAATCAGCTTCCCACACACCGTTCTGCGTTCCGTTGCAGTAGATGTCCTTGGCATCGGTGCTACCGACTTTCAGCTTCGCACCGTTCGATTCATTGGCATTCTCAAAGTACACATGAACGGTGACTCCGCTCACAAGCACATCGAAGGAAGACAGCGTGACCGTCTTGGTCTGCGTGGATGCTCCTGTGGAGCATGTTCCAAACAGATTGCTACCAATAGGTATCGTCCCCTGTGAAGTTGTTATTACCTTGCTCGAATATGCCATCTTATCTGCCCACCACGCTATACTTGCAGTACAGATACATCGTTACCTGGAACGGTGCGTCTGACTCTATCTCCATCAGCTTGAACTCCGGCTTCAGTAGCTTCTGTGCCTTGTCTTGGTCGCTCTCACTTCCGTTGTACAGAAGTGTTGCTACTTGCAGAACATCGTAGTAGTCGGTGTCTTCCTCGTTCTGATTGGTAGGATAGACACCTTCGCCATCTATCCAATCTCCGTCCTGCTGTTCGATGAGATAATCGGTGATGTCTACACCGTGTATCTTAACCGTCCAGTTTTCGGATGTGGTATGGATGTACTTGATGCCGTACTGCACACTACCGCCACTTCCGCTTGCAGAGTGCCTGTGAGGATTCGGTGACAAATCATCTGAAATCTTCAGCGTGGACGAGTCTGACAGAACCTCTGTGGTGGAGTCCAAATCGAGTTCCGTGTAGTCCACGTTCGAGATGCTCCCACCGCCTGTTACCGTGGAAATCAGAGGCTGAATGTGTAGCTTGAACTGAAACCGAAGGAAGTACACCAAGTCCGGCGAGATGGAAATATAAAACTGTGCCGGATGGTCTGCGTCACCCTGTGCGACAAAAGGCACACCGTTTAGATCAGTAAACTCCGTTCTTCTCTGCAAGCGAGACTTCCGAAGTTCATCCCTACTGTCCTTGGTGACTTCCGCTATTCTGTTCAACGCTTCTTCGTAAGTTATCCTCATGCGTTCGCCGTATCCCTATCAATCTTAATCCATTTGCACAAAGTCAAAGTGTTGACCTCGACTTCGTTCTCATCTATCTCATGCGTTGTTCTGATCACATAGAACCAATCGTCTTCTGAAAGGATCTTCTTGTAATACGAACTACACGCTTCGATGTTCCAAATGCTGTTGTCGTAGAGCAACCGCACCCTGTCACCTGGTAGCAAGTCTGGCGGTATCTCTTCCACGACTACATCCACGTTCAACGCTCGTCTGCTGTGCTTCAGTTTCCTTATAGCTGCACGATAGACCGCTTTCGCTGCACGAACACGTTTCCGATCCGTGATGTGCTTGAAATCGTCATAGTCATCGAAAGGGTTCAAATCGTTGAATGCGAATGCTCCCTCGATGAGTCTTCCGCTCTCCAAGGCTATCGACTTTTCGTCCAAGATAGCGAATTCGAGTTCGTTATTCGGAGCGACCTTTGGTGGCTGTTTCGGTGCGAAATACTGTGTGTAATCACGCTCGTTGTTGACATCGCCACGAAGGATAATCACAGGGAATCCTTCTCTCTGTAGCGACTTGTCGTTGTACACCTCACGGAGCGTCAGCGATGCCATGCCGGAATCGCTCTTATCTGAATACACAGTAGCAACATTTATCACAGACTCAAAGTCGTAATCGACAATCGGCTCTGAAATTATGCGAATATTTGTTGCTCCGCTCGGTTTCGTAGAGATGATGTACGGCTTCTTCTCACCGAACGTGCCTATCTCTACCTTCTTATAATTCCACCAACCGACTCGCCAAAAGAGGTCATCTGTCAGTTCCATCGTCTGCGTCAAGGCTTCTAACTTGTTCTGCTTGGAGTAGACGTAATCTATCATCTCATCTCCGGCATCGCCTTGAATGTCTATCTCCCAACCTGGATAGGCAAACTCGTTGTTGTTGTAAATGTCCTCAAGGTTATCTACTATGGACGGATCTGTGTCACCGTATCCTGTTTCGTCCTCGATGTAGACTCTGACAGTTACAGAAGTTCCGTTCGCCGTGGATGCTGTGACATCATATCTGCCAACCTCGTTGCGGAAGTCTGTCGTGTAAGAAGTAACGGCAACCGATGTGTCTTTGTCCTTATACTTCCATGCCTTTGCTTTTATCTTTTCTTCTACATCAGAGACGGTCAGCCCAAGGTCGATGTCAGCCGTGAATCCTGTAGCCTGTATGACCTCTTGGTTCGCTTTGTTGACAACGGTCTTCTTGCTTGAGCGCTCAAGGTTTTCTTTGACAGTACATTGAACGGTGACCGATGTTCCTTTGGCTGTGGAATAAGTTACCTTGTATGTACCTTGCTTCTTCTTGACATCATCCTTGTCAACAGAAGTAACAGCCACCTTGTCTCCGTTGGAAGTCTTCCAAGCCGAAGCAGATGCCTTGGCTATCCACTTCTTCAGAGTCATGTTCTTCAAGGCTCTCGCAGAGATGGCGAAGTCAGACGCTGTGATGGTTTCGTCCCTGTCGTTGTCCACCTCTATCTCATCGCCCTTGTAGACCACGTTCATCTCCTTGTCGGAAATAGCATGGTTGACAGAAATCAGACGATGCTCCCATTCGCTAATAACATGACGGACAGAAACGGTGAGTATCTCTTCGACCTTGTCGAGTTCCAAATCCCACACAAGACCATAGAAGCACTTGCCGTTGATGTAAAGCCTGACCTCTTCCCATCCATCGAAGCATTCAATCCAATCAATGGGAAGGGTCAGCGTGAACTCCGGCACATACATCAGTTCGTTCTCGAAGCTGATAGGCTCAAGCGTCTTCTTGCCTCTGCGTATTAAGTTGCCATCTTTCCAAATCTCAAAATACATAGTTTAGCACTCGATCTGTGACTGGTTGAATCTGATACCCATCAATGCTCTCGGAGAGTAACGCTTCACTACATCGGACTTCGGCTTGCCACTTGAGTTGAGGTCATCTGCATCATAAGCACTCAATGCCCAAATGTAGGACATACGAAGCTGAATGTAGATGTAGCCATCGGGAACGAGATGTCCTTCGCTGTGTCCAGTTGGTGCTGTTCCATCGCTGTTACAGTTACCATGCTGACCATAAGCGTAATCTCCTGCGCTGAAGACAGTAGCATTGATATGATAACCGCCACCACCTGTTTCGTGTCCGATGCCTGCGTAGATGTGGCCGACCGCAAACTGCGACTTCTTGATACGGATTTCGCAAATCAGTTCACCGCCTGTTACGCAAGGACCAGTCTCGCCCCAATGGTGGTTACCTTCTCTTGCAGTTCCGTCTTTATCCGTAAAGTCAACGGTGAAGAATCGGAATGTACCCTGTACACGAAGCAAGGCACCGCCGATATACAAAGCACTCACATCCGATACTCTACCGCCACTTGTATCGCTGTCATACTGATAGCTGACACCGCCACCTGGTTTGATGTAGCTTCCTTCACTTGAATCCTCACCAACGTGCAGATTCGCACCATCAAACAGATGGTCTATCTGACATTGAGTTCCGCACAGCCAACATATGATGCCTTTGATGACCGACCATACATTTGGAATAAGGTTATGCATGAACTTCTTCCAGTCGCAGTTGTCGTAGGCATCCACCTCGTTGTCCATCATGCCGATGAAACAATCGTTCATGTTGTGCATGTCTTCGCAGTTGTCACCGTCACCGCCAAGACCTCTGCCGTTCGCAAGGTTCTCACATTCTGTATCTGTGAAGCCGTTCGTAATCAGATTCGGTGCGTTCTGACGAAGATCCTCACAGGAGTCGCATTTAACGTATGCCATATTATTTCACCTCTCTAACAAACGATTTCATCATGATTGAATCGGATGCCCATGTAACCTCTTGGGGAGTATCTGCTTCCGTTCGCATGGAGATAGTTGATGCTTACCATTCTCGCTTGGATGTAAACCCATCCGGCAGGAACAGTATGCTTTGTGTCGCTGTTTCCGTTCTGTCCGTAGGCTTCTTCTCCTTCATCGAAGAAGGTCACGTTGACATGGTATGCACCACCGCCTGTTGGGAATGCACTTCCGGCAAAAAGTTCGTCAATCTGCGGATAAGCAGACTTTTTCAGACGGATCTCAAACAGCAACTCGCCACCACCTGCCATCGGTACAGTCTCACCGCTTGTGTTGTTCCACACGCTATTGCCTTTTCTTGCGCTCGACTTCCTTGCCGTAGCACCGCCGATGTCATAGTTGTAGCAAGCACCCTCGTCTGTGAAATCGGCATCGAAGAACCGCAGAGAACCGACAATCTGCATCAGACCACCTGCGATATAGGTAAGCGATACCTCGCTCTCACGCTGTCCACCGCCTGTAGAAAGGAAGGACACACCCTTTCCGGCTACGACATAGGAGTTATCGGTGTCTTCCTCACCGATTTCCAACTCAATACCCTGTGAGATGTAGTCCACGATACAATCGGTACGCTCTGCCAGTTTCTCGACTTCGGTGACTCGTTCAATCAATTCCACCACCTTGTCCCACAGACCGCAGATGGTGCATATCAGAGCCTTGTTCATCGTCCATATGTTTTGTACGAAACCGCCCATGTACTCTCGCCAATTACATACATCCGTGATTTCAGCTTCATCGATTTCAGCACCGATGAGACAGTCGTTCATGGTGTTCAGGTCGGTGCAATCATCGGAATCTCCTGCAAGCCCTGTATTCGCTTGCAGATTCGCACAGTTTTCGTCTGTGAAGCCGTTGACCACAAGGTTGGCATCAACCTCTTTCAATGTTTCACACGCTTCGCAGTAGTTAATATCTGCCATGTGTATATCTCCCTTCTTATAGTGCGATTGCATTGTGTTGGATATACACGCATGTCGCACCAACACAGCATGTGTTAAGATGGACTACAACGCTGTTGTAACCAGGGTTGATAGTCCAACCGTATTGATTTCCGGCAGGAACGCTCCATACAGTGGGGTCAAGTAAATCACCTTGACAGCATTCGCCCTGTTTGTAGTAAACATCTCCGTTTGGCTTGATGATTAAATCGCCGTCATACTCGCCTTCGATGATGTTCGTGTTGCCGTTTATATCTACCCACGGATTCTTCATCTTCCCACTAATGATGACCGTTACATCTTCCGTGGGAATCTCTGTCTCCGAGTAGATGCGTCCTGCTATCACGCTGTCACCGCAGACATCCTTGACGCACAGCCTCTGACCGAGATATTTGTTGGTCGAGAACTTCTGTGCCGTGTCGCAGTCGTACACGACTCTGTATGGAGTGAAGCAGGAATAGTATGCTTGCAACTCGTCTTCGTGATGGCACAGAGCCATGTCTTCCGTGATGCTGTCGCAACAGCAGGAGCAATCCACTTCATCTGCTTCGCAATCACAGCAATCACACTCGTTTATTTTCTTGTAGCCTTTGCATTCCATGAGATAGCAGACATCGTATGGAACAAGGAATGTCTTCCGCTTGTCTGCCTTGTACCAAAGACCACCAGGAATCACGAAGCTGATGTTATATTCCAACTTGTCCTTCGACCGAGAGAAGTTCGCAGAGATGTTCTCCGCTACGGCGATGGCATAGATGAGAGTACCGTTTTCGATAGCCCACAGCTTGCCAGGTTTCGCCAGTTCTTCCTTGACGAAGCGAACGTAGAACTCTCTTTGGTCGCAAGGAACTTTCCTTAACTTCAGAGTAATGGTCAGGGAGACAGATGTTTCAGCCACAAACAGATAGTTCCGCTTGAACGGTCTGTATGCCCCATGACCATAGCTATACTCTGTAGACGAACCTTTGAATGTGATTTCTTCGTCATAATCACTTATCATGTCGAAGCCATCGAACACAAGGTCGTTAAATTGTAAATATAGTCGTTCGTAAATCATAATGCAGCTATGTACCTCGACCTTCTGAATGCGAAGTTAGGATTATTCGTCCGTACATTCTGATTAACTGTCTGATTGTTGTTTGTGATGTTGTTGTAGACGGTCATGCCTCTTGCCATCACGGAGTTAGCACCGACTCTCGCTGACAGTTCACGCATAGCACCCTTGACATCAAGGTGGTTCAGCTTCTGCATGAATCTGACTCCGAAGAAGTCAACCGCTTTCTTGCTCTGAACGTACTCACCTTCAGATAACATGGCAGGAATAATGTCTTTTCCCTTCGGCTTGAACACACTACCGCCACCGCTTCTGTAAATCGGTTTTCCAAGATGTGTAGCAAGACCGCCTGTGTGTCTTCCGATGACCTCACCATCAGACGGAACTGCATCTCCTGTTACATTTACATGACGCTGAATGTGTACGTAAACATGCTTCGTGTAGCTGTTGGTGATGCTTCTTACCGCACTTCTGATAGCACTATTGGCTGATTTGATTTCTGCGATGAGTTCCTTGTAGCCTGTGACCTTACCGCTGATGTTGACCGTTACCTCAACCTTTTCAAAGTCGCTGTTCAGCGTGTCGAACATATTGGTTATCTCATCGCTGAACGCTTCTACCTGCTCTCTGATGCCGTTCAGAGCATCCGTGTTCAGAGCCTCACCAATCTTGGAAATCATCGTCTTGATATTGGTTATGGCTGTGAATGCTCCTGTGTCTGTTCCTGCGAGGTCACCAGTTCCAAGAGCAGACAGCTTGCTGACAGCAGATTTGATGCTCGAAACGGCTGTGGACAGTTGCTCCATCTTCGCTGCGAAGTCTCCGGCATTTACGTTCTTGCCAAGACTTCCGTCAAACGATTCCATGATTTGACCGAACATGGTGAACAGACCATTCTCGCCTGTCAGAGCGTTCTTCAACTGGCTGAACGGTGTAGC